CACCGCCCAGCGCTCCCGACAAGGCATTGGCGATCAGCCCGAGGATGAAACGCCGTGCGGCCAGCTTGGCCAGATCGGCAATCATTGAGGTGACGAGGCTGCGGAAGTCGAGCTTGCCGGTTTTGACAAATTCGGCGACGGCATTCTCGGCGCTCTGAAACGCACCGACCAATGTGCTGCCAATGTCGCCGCCGATGTCACGCGCCTTGGCGGCATAGTCGGCGAGGGTGGAAACCGCCGCCGCCCATCCGGTTTTTGCAGCTTCGGCCCCATCGGCGGCGGCAGCCCCTGCGCCACCGGCCGCGCGCCCGGCCGCTGTGACGGACTCGTCAAACCGATCGGCGGCATCGGTCGCGCCATCGAGGGCGGCTTCGCCATCCTCGCCAGCACCTGCGACGGCATCCTTCAGCGCCTGCCAGCTGGCAAGTGGGGCCAGCGCCCCAGCTGCAAGATCACTGGCCGCCGTGCGGTAGGTGTTGGCCGAGGTCAGCGCCTCGCGAGCAATGTTGTTCAGACCCAAGTCCGGCACGGCCAGCGGATTGTCCTCGAAGGCCCGGTCGAACGCCTCTTTTGCCGCGGTTCCGGCTTGGGTGGCGGCCCCGGCGAAGCGGTTTTCGATCTCGCCAAGGTCCAGATCGCCCAGCAGGGTGATTCGCCGTTCCGAACCCAGCGCTTCCAGCCCGGAATTGATGCCTTCGACGAAGCCGTTGATCCGGGCGACCACGCCATTCAACATGCTCTCGACACCTTCGATCAGGCTGTTTGCGGCTTGGAAGGCCAGATCCCCGATCGCGGCGGGCAGCAGACCCCAGATCGCCTTGATCGCATCGAATGCGCCCTCAAAGGTGTTGGCAGCGGTATTGCCGAACCCGACCACACTTTCGATCGCGCTTTGCATGCCGCTGGCCGCATCAGCCTTGATGTCGAAAAACACCGCGCTGGCGGCAGCGCCCGCTGCCGTGGCGCCCATCTTGATCCGTTCCCAGACCTCGACAACGACATCTTTCAGCAGGCTCATGGCATTGCCAAAGCCACCTGCACCAGCCATCAACCGGGTGAACTGATACACCAACTCGCCTGCGCCCACGATCAGTGCACCGATGCCGGTGCGGATCAACGCGCCACGCAGGATCACAAGGCCGGTGGCCAGACTGCTGACCGACAGGGCAGCCGCCGCCAACCCTGCCACCCAGCGCCCGGCCATCACGGCGGCGAAGGTGGCGGCATAGGCGGTGAGCCGTCCAAGGTTGTCGAAGAGTGCGGTGATCGCGATGCCGATCGGGCCGGTGCTGCGCGCCATATCGGCGAGGGCGTTGGCCACGACCTCCAATGCAGGGGCGACGGCAGCCGTCAGGCGGTTGGTCAGGCCGAGCCAGATCAGGCCCACCTTTGCGATTGCATCGCCGGTGCGTTCGATTTGGGCTGCATCCGTATCGCTGACCGCGACGCCGAAATCCCGCATATCCTGCGCCGCTTCGCGCAGGGTCGCGGGATCGATGCGCAGGAAGGCGAGCGCAGCCTTGTCGCCGAACAGGTCGGAGGCAACGGCCGCGCGTTCGGCCTCGGGCACGAAACGCGCCAGCGCGTCCTGAATGGCGACGATGCGCTGATCCAACGGCAGGGCTTGCAACTCGGCCGCGGTCAGGTTCAGCCGCTGCAATGCACCCACGGCCGATCCCGATCCGGCTGCAGCCTCAGATAGCCGCGTGGTCAGTTTCTTGGTGGCCTGCTCGATTTCGCCCATCGACACGCCTGCCAACTCGCCAGCCCAAGTCAGCACCTGCAGGCTTTCGACCGTGGTTTTGAGCGAGGCGGCCATATCGGCCTGCGCGCCGATGGTGTCGAGCCCGGAGCGGATCATCGCAACACCAGCGGCGGCGGCGGCAGCCGTCACTGCGGCAAGCGCGATCCCGGCCTTGCGGGCAAAGCCGACAAGCCGGGTGTTCGCCATTTCCATTTCCGACGACAAGCGTCCAAAGCCACGGGCCCCGGCATCGCCGATGCCTTCCAACTCGGCGCGCACCTGCCGTCCGCCGACCGCCGAAAGGCGGACGCTGACTTTCTTCTCAGCCATGGTTCTCTCCGATTTGTTCGTTCAGCTCGCGCACCATCACCGCCTCGATCTCGGGGAGCAGTTCGGCAGCTATCAGGGCATCGATGCCCAGCGCCTGGGCCAGAGCCAAGGCAGCGCCCATATCCCAGCCCAGCACCGCGCCGGGGATCACCCGCAGCTGCCCACCAAGGCGGCCGACCAGATCCCAGACTTGCCAGCCGTCTTGCGTCTGGGGCCGGTTCAGTCTTGCAGGGCAGTCCGGGCACGGACCCGCGCAGGCGGCGCAATAGCGGTCGCCCCCGCCGAAGGACCACTCGGCGAGGGCGCGGAGACGTTTTTTTCCGCGTCCAGGATCAGGCCCTTGGCGACATAGCCGGTTTGGAAGGCCTCGAAGACCGGCCAGATTTCCAGCAGCGCTTCGATGCCTTCAGGCGTCACCTGCACCGGATCACCCTTGTCATCGCCCACACCTTCCCAGCCCAGAATGGCCCGGCGAGCGACGGCTTTCGCCATGGCCAGAGCGAGTTCTTCGTTGCTGGCGGTTTCGGGCAGGGCTTCGATGGCCATGTCCGCCCGGGCAGACACCATCAAAGCTGTGGTGAGAGGGCCCACCAGCAGGCGCAGGCCGGGGGCAAGGTCCAGCCACTGCGGAGTGACCGTCAGGTTCAGTCGGATCATGATCAGTATCCTGCAAGGGTGTTGACGAGAACGGTGGTGCACATGCGGGCGGGGCTGGTGGCCTTCGCGGCCTGCCAGTCAAAGCTGGCCTGCACGCCTTGCGGCCCGGCGATTTCGATCCGCGGGATCGGGAGATAGACCGCGTGCGCCGTGAAGGTGAAACTCGCGTTCGCCCCGAGGCTGTAGTTGAACTCCAACTCGCAGGGGCTGCCGTCGATCGCCTGGGTCACCAGCGTGCTATCGGCAAAACGCACTTCGATGCGTCCGGACAGCGCGGCCTTGGTTGGGTCGGCCCCGTCGATGCGACCATCGCCGCGGATGGTTTCGATCCTGTCGAGGTTGTTCGAATAGGTTATCTCGGCGGAGACCAAATTGCCCAATACGGTGCCGTTGCGCTTCACCGTGCCGTTGAAGTGGCCGAAGCGCTGCAAGCCAAGTGCCGTCGGCGTGCCAGCGGCCGTCGTGGCAGCGATGGTTTCGCCTTGGGCGACGAGGCGAGCGGTGGCGGTCAACAGACCCGACCGCTGCATCTGCCACGACAGCTGATCCAGCACGCAGCCGGAATACATCGCAAAGCGCGGCACCTCGGGCATAGCGACCTCGACGGCCATGCTGGGCAAAGTCCAGTTACCCGACTGAAAGGTGTGGGTCTTTGGTGTGGTGCCAGCGGTGGTGGGCTGACCGAAGGCGGCCTTCAGCCAGAACCCGAAGGCCTCCACATCGATCGGGATCACCACCTCGCCATCCACCGTGACCGCGTCCTTGATCGGGGCCAGCGGATCGCGGCCATAGCCCAGCAGCTCGGATTCCAGCAGCGGCTGTTCCGATCCGAGGGTTGCCCTGGCGAAGGGCATCAGCCGGAACCCACTCACCGGCGGGGTGCCGTAAACCGTCTCATACGCAAGCGCCATCTGCGCCCGCGCGCCTTGCGCACGTGCCATGGGAGTCTCCTTGTTGTGGGGATGGAGTCGTTACTGGGATCAGCCCAGCGGGTCGGCGGTGGTGTAGTGCAGCACGACGGTCACGACCGCCGCCTTGAGTGAAACGGCTCCCTCGACCGGCAGGTCTACCGGGGCCGGAGCTTCGGCTTCGACCCAGTCGCAGAGCCCGCCGAGGGTCCGGTCGGCCGCCAGTGCCGTGCCGATCGCCGCGATCAGCGTGTCGAAAGTCGTCGCACGGTTTCCAGGCGCCTGGACGATCACCTCCACCTCCGCCCGATGCTGGAAGTGGTAGCGCAGCGGCGAAAGCGTGACCTCCGGCTCGCCGGGTTGGCCGTCGCGCAAGATGATTAGTCCGGCGGGCGGGATGCGTTCCGGCAGAACCTCGTCACGCAGAACCGTTGCGGCAAGCGGCTGCAGCCGAGCGTGCAGCGCGGCGAGGATGGTTTCGCGGGTGGTGGGCATTTTCTCACCTTTGCTGATTTGTGACTTCTGCGATGGTTGCGGCTGTGCTAAAGGTAATACCTGTGAATACTTTTCCGGAGTCACTTGCATGAATGCCGTCCGCCCCATTGCCGTGAAGCTCGATCAGGACACCCGCGACCGCCTGAAGCGGCTGGCGGATGCCAAAGACCGCTCGACCCACTGGATGCTGCGCGAAGCGGTGGCGCAGTTCGTCGAGCGTGAAGAGAAGCGCGAGGCATTTCGGCAGGCCGGTTTGCAAGCTTGGCAGGAGTATCAGGCGACCGGCAAGCATGTGACCCACGACGAAGCCGATGCCTGGCTTGCCAAACTCGAAGCGGGTGAAGAGGCGGCAGCACCTGAATGCCACAACTAATCTGGTCACCCGCAGCCCTGCGGGATGTCGAGCGGTTGTATCGCTTCCTTGCCGACAAGAACCCCGATGCCGCCCGCCGTGCGGCCAAATCTATCCGCGAGGGTATGCAAGTGCTGCGCGATCAGCCCGGTGTTGGCCGCCCGGTCGAGGACATGGAGCCAGAGTTCCGCGAGTGGTTGATCCCCTTTGGTG